CTTTCCAACTGGAACTGAACGAACAACCACAAATTCAAAATCATTTTTTATTTGATGTTGTCGTTCTAGATACTGCAACATTTTCACATAAAATGCATAACATGTGTGAGCAAATGCTCTACAATGTTTATCATCTAGAATTCTTTCTGCTTCTATAATAATAAATTCATCTTTCTCCGGAACATATACCGTAGCACTCATATCGTGCCCAAGATGAATACCAATCACTGGAAGCATTATGCAGCATCCTCATCCCATCCCCAGTCGCCTTCCATGCCAACGACCGAGTATTCAGTAACACGCTTCTCAAAGAAGTTATCGTGAGAAGCACCATTCAACACCCAATCCAACCAAGGCAGAGGATTATCCTTCTGCTTAAACTTGGTCTTCAGACCCAACTGAAGCAGTCTGCGGTCTGCGATATGTCTTATATATGCTCGGACTTCTTCACGAGTCAGACCCTGAACATCATTGCCCTTGAAGGCTAGATTGATAAACTTGTCCTCTAGTTTGACAGCATTGCTTGCCATCTCATAGATTTTGGACTTGAGTTCGTCATTGACGATGCGAGGATGCTCTTCACAGAATGTACGGAACAACTTAGCATTGCCCTGTACATGAATCGTTTCATCACGGATGGACCATTCAACAATGGTTCCCATACCCTTCATCTTGCCATGACGCTGGAAGTTCAGTAGCATGACAAACGAAGCAAAGACTGCCAGACCCTCATTGAATACAGACTGAGCAAGTGCCAGGGCAAGACCAGTGTGAGTGTTAATGTCGCCCTGCTTCATGAAGTCAATCTTGTCTGCCATCTCCTTGTACTCTAGAAAGGCATGATACTCTTCATCAGGCAGTCCCAGAGTGTCATTCAGCAGAGCATAGGCACGTTGGTGGACTGCTTCACGCCCAGCGAACGAGGAAAGCATGTTGCGAACTTCATTGTTCTTAAACTTAGGAATCAGCAGTTCGTGGTAGTTCTCGCCTACCTGTACATCAGACTGAGTGAACAGACGAAGAACCTGAGTAATAAACTCTTTCTCATCAGCAGTCAGTTTGGTTTTCCAGTCTTGGACATCTTCGGAGAGTTCTGCCTCGTCCTCAATCCAGTGAATCTCTTCGTGCTTCTTGGACAGTTCTACTGCCCAGGGGTACTGAAAAGGCTTGTAAGTCTTAGAGAATTCTAGTAGTGCCATTTATCCCTCGCATGCTCTGCATTCGTTATCTTCGGATTGTTCGACAGCAGCATTATTTAGATGCGCCATCAGTTCATCATAACCACCAACATAGTTACCGCCCAAGTAGATTTGCGGAACCGTTTTTACTTTTCTGCCCGTGACTTCTGCTGCGGACTTACCGATCTCTTCAAGGTCAACCTTGTCAAAGGGAATGCCACGCAACTTCAGTTCTTCCATTGCCATAGCACAGAACGGGCAGTTCTTCTTGCTATAGACAATGTTACGCTTATCATCTTCAAGCGCCACCCGCTCTACCTTCTCAGAGACGTTCTCAGCACGAGACTTTGCTTCAGTACGCAGGTAGTACAGGCCCTTGAGTCCTTCACGCCATGCTTTCAAATGTACCTTGTTCACATAGGACTTAGGTGCCCCTGCAGGGAAGAACAGATTCACAGACTGACCCTGGCAGATATACTGCTGGCGGTCTGCTGCATGCTGTACGACCCAGCTTTGGTCCAGTTCCTGAGCAGTACGGAATACTGCTTTCTCCCCCTCGGTCAAGAAGGGAAGATGCTGAACACTGCCCTTGTTGGTAATGATAGAAGTCCAAGTAGAGTCATTGTTCATTTCCCGTTCGGCAAGAATTTGTTCCAAGTAACGATTCTTGACCAAGAAACTTCCTGAACGGGTACGATGCGTATATGCACACGCCTTCAGGGGTTCAATAGAAGGCGAGGTGGACAGGATAACACCACTGGACGCATTCGGGGCGATAGCGAGCAAATGGGCGTGGCGTCTTCCCGTACCAACACCATCGGGATACTCTCCTCGTTCTTGAGCGAGAAGTTCTGTTTCTTTTCGTGCTTCTTCGGATATACGCCGAAAGACAACTGAATTGATCTCTCTCGCAGCCTCAGATTCCCAGGCGACTCCGTGCCGTTGGAGTAGAGAGTGAAATCCCATAGCTCCCAGTCCGATGGATCGTTCTCTCTCAGCACTATACTTAGCCCGTCGAATTGTATCTGGTGCGTTTTCGATAAAGTACTGCAGGACGTTGTCAAGCATGCGAATAAGGTCACGCACAATATTCGTATCTTTCCACTCATCGTAATACTCTAGATTGAGGGAAGAGAGACAACATACTGCGGTCCTCTCTGCCGATGTTGGTAGGTGAATCTCATTGCAGAGATTAGACCCATTAATACGCAACCCAAGGTCTTTGAGATTCTGAGGCAGCGCAGCGTTTGCTGTATCAATAAAGTTAAGGTACGGTTCACCAGTACGGAAACGAATTTCAAGAATACGCTCCCAGAGTTTGCGAGCATTGATTGTTTCCTTTACCGCACCATCTTTCGGGTCACGAAGGTCAAACTCTTTGTTCTCAGCAACTGCCTGCATAAACTCATCAGTCAGATTGATTGCATTATGTAGATTCAACGCCTTACGCTGAACATCACCCGTGGGGATACGCATGTTAAGAAACTCAACAATGTCAGGGTGAGAGACATCCATATAAGCAGCATAAGAGCCTTTACGAGTCTTACCCTGACGGTAGGCAATCATATCAGCATCTACAGTGTGCAAAAAGGGAATAGGTCCCGGAGCGATATCAGACACGGTCCTCACAGCGCTCCAGTGACCGCCTACGCCGCCGCCGTAGACAGAGAGCCATCTCAGTTCACTTGAATGGTCAATCAAGCCCTCAAGCGTATCTGGGACGTATGTGAGGAAGCATGAGATAGGCATTCCCTTGTCTTTCTTAGAACCATTCGGAGCATTTGACAGAACAGGAGAAGCGAACATAAACCACTTCTTGCTCACATAGTCATAGAGACGCTGAGCAAGCTCCTCGTCCATTTCTTCTTTGTATTTTGACCAAGCCGTTGCGGCTCGTGCGTATCCTTCCTGAGGAGATGTTTCGTATTCGTTTAAGTAAAAATCCTTGAGCATTCCAACAGCATAGTCTTCAAGTAGTGCATCGTTCTTCTTATCAATTTTTACCGACATATCATTTCCTCAGAGTATAAGAGACCCTCTAGTGATTTATACACACTAGACGATATAAATTTTATGTATTATACTACTATAACAAGGGGGATGTCAAGATGACTTTGACCGAAGCTCCATAAATCTTTTAAGGACTTTCGCCATGTCCTTTCTCTTTTTCTTTCGGTCGTACTTCTTACGAACAATGACGGTGGAAGAGTCGTCGCCTGCGCCAGCGACTGCAGAGGTTCCTGTCATTTCTTCGTAGAATTTTTTGAAACTGTTCATCTAGTAATCTCTCCTGTAGAAATATATAGGCTTTGCTGAGATTTCAAATGAACGACTTCGTAAATATTTATTCCTAAAATCTGGTCAATTGGTTGATTCTTCTCCGGAAGTACCCGAATCTGGTCACCTTTGATTACAATTTCGGCGTATTCGGAAGTCATAGATTCATTTTTCATTCTATAAACACCAGGGGACAAACGGTCTTCTTCAAGCATGAACCATTGGCTGGTCTCCGCCAGCATGTCCAGTACATCTACCCCGGTCTCGGAGTGAATCTTCTCTACATTTTTGTTAGACAGCTGTCCATGTTCCTTAATGAGGTAGAGCGCAGCTGCATATGAGGCTAGGCGACTAGAGCCACCCGGAGCCTTTGCGAGGAGTCTCTTGATATTATACACAAGACGATGAAACGCCGTGTAGTGCTCTCGGTAGGCTTCTCTGTTATCTGTGGTATTCATAGAGAAATCTTTGTTTCTCTTTCCATCAGCGTCAATGATACCTGCTTTGTAAGCATCAGTTTCATTGAACGGAGTAACGAGAAGTTTTAGAAAACGAATTGTGTAGACTAGGTCTGCTGCGCTTTTTAGAACACCCATTTAAATTTCCCTTAGCTTTGCGACGATATTGGCGTCCATCTCAATATTGGTATACTCATCATTTTTTATCGCCTTGAGAAAAATAAGAAAAGGTTTCAACAAACCCCAATCATCAACGTGTATCTTTAGCTCAAGGATGTTAAGACCGGCTTCATACCCAAACACATTGAAGATTACAATAAGATGATTGAGTATGAGCCGTTCTGATACTACACCTGTTTCTTTATATCTATTCAGCAATCTTTTAATATACTTGAATCTTTTAAGGTCTTCAAAAAATTCATCGCCTTCAATACACTTTGGATTATAATAGTGTTTCGCAGCATAGACTATAAGATTGCTTTTTGTCAATTGCATAATATAAAAATTTTACCTTAGATTAGAAGGTCGTCTCCGCCTTCTAACTGAGTCTCAAGAGCCTCTGTCTGAACCTCAGTCATCTCTTCAAGAGAGGTGTGATTCGGAGGAGCTTCAGTTAGAAGAGCCTTCTTTTCTGCTTTCGTGACCTTGATACCATCACGTTGCTCCTGAAGGTCAACGTCAGAAATGCGCTGAGCCTTCAGGAGTTCGCCAGTATGGGGGTCAACCCAACCACGCCGTGTCGGAACTGCATGGGCACACCAAGAGGGAGGTTTCAATGCCATTATTCTTCTCCTTTTAATTCATCAACATTATCAGCGATTTCCCCCCAAGTCTTTCCCGAAAGAATGTCCATAATCTTCTCACGGTAAGTTCTGGTGTCTTCCTTTACTGCGCCCTTCACGGGATTGACCACGTTCTTATCACCAGTCTTGTTATCCCCAGGCCGTGCAGCGGCAGGCTTAGTAGCTCTGCCAGCATCAGTTGCGGTCTTATGCGTAGGCTCTTCGTCTGTCACATCAACCTTATGCTTAGCAGCAAACTCCTTTGCCTTCGGAGACTCTTTGCTATCCATCTCTTCCGGAGGAGTGGCGCCTTTCTTAGGATTAGCAGCTTCTTCAAGAGCAGACCAAAGGTCTTCAAAGGCTTCACCAATCTTGGAGATTTCTGCGGTACCGCCTTTCTTGTCTTTAGCCATAGCCTTACCTACTGCCTTACGACGCTTGTGAAGATACTCATCAGAATCATCAACATCACCATCGTTATCAATGTCCTTGTCGTCACGGTCATCAAAGTCCTTCTTGAGAGCCTTCTTGTTGACAGGGTCCATCTTCTTCTTGTCGTCGTCTTCGTCCTCTTCCTCTTTCATCTTCTTCTTATGAGCTTCAGAGGCGACAATCTCAACATCCTTGGCATAGACTTTTTCTTCAATACCATGCTTGAATTGAACATCATACCACTCAACAAAACCTTCTTCGTCAGGAATAGCATGGCTCTCTTTGATAGGCTTGCCCATTCCCCACTCAGGATGAATCAAAATGGTGGCGCAATCATGGTCCTCTGAATGGCAGAGTTCACGAATTTCGTCGTCTGTATAGCCTTCCATTACACTTTCCTTCATGGATTCGTCCATCTTATCTAGCAACCAATCACGGGGGTCAGTGTCTAGACCACGAGCATACTTGACAGCGCCTTTACGGTCGCCTTTCTTCAGCATCATTGCAACTTTCATCATATCTTTCTTGTCAATGCCACCATGCTTTTTAGCATACGTCTCAATCTCTTTCCAGAGTTCTTCATTGAGAGACTCTTCAACAGATTCTACGTAACGCAGAACCTCATACTTACCGCCGACTTTATCTGCCTTATTACCCATTGCTGCTTTCTTTTCAGCAGCTGCTTTGGAAAACGGACCAGAGGTTCTACCGGACTTATCGGGACCAGTGTACTTAACCATGTACTTATCAGAAGCTTCTTCGAGTTCGACTTCTTCTTTCTTAAGACCACCCATTGCCTTACCGTAGACTTT